GTTCTCCAATGTAATTTATATACCGAAAATCAATCGCCTTTGCCAGGATTCTCGGAAAAATGCTGTTCGAATTTGTTAGGAACTCCGTCCCATTCTGCGGCATCGACCGGCACATCTTCAGGACGAGGTTCCGTGATGTTAGGCCAAATCAGGCTGTACTTTAGGTTGATGTCATACCATTTCTCATTGTCCTCAGGATCCAATGCAGATTCCGACACGATTGCATCCACGGGACATTCGGGTTCGCACACTCCGCAGTCTATGCATTCATCGGGGTTTATGGCAAGAAAATTTTCCCCTTCGTAGAAACAGTCCACAGGGCACACGCTGACGCAATCCATATGCTTGCATTTTACGCAGTTATCTGTTACCAAATATGTCATATTTTTTCCAATTCACCTTTAAGTTGTTGTATTCTATTTTCCAGCACTGAGATTGTTGTGTGTAAATGGCCTGTGTCATGTGGTTTCAGCAGTGTTTTGAGATATTCCACTTCCTCTTCCAGTATCTTTATCCTTCCAAGATCACCAGGCCAGTCTTTCATAGTTTTGCTAGATTGATCAATGTCGCCGCAAGGTTAATTTCTGGATCCGCTACCAGCGTGTGATCAACCAATCCCTGTTTGATGATCAATACCGCGGCATCCTGTTGTGCAGCATCGCCAAACAGTTCGATGTTTGTGTACAGCCAACGATAGATTTCGTCCATCTCCTCCGGACGCACCGTGCCGCACAATAATTTCCGAGCTTCGGAGATCTTGCCAGCCTTGAACAGTTCTACCATGTCAATCTTCCAATCCTGCTCTCCAGCATCGCCTTCGTGGGGCGCAAGCAATTCTCCGTCCTGCGAATTCATCTGCACCATGTTAATACACTTACGCAAATCAGGATAGGTGGCTTTTACATACGTATCTAGTGTGTTGAGATCTGGTGTAACACCTTCGTTGATTAGAATTTCCGCAACACGAGCAGTGAATTCTGTCTGGTCAATTTTTGCAATGTGAAATCCTTGGCAACGGCTGTGCAGTGCAGGAATAATTTTGTTTGGATAATTACAGGTAAGAATAAATCGTGCTGTGGTATGGTATTCCTCCATCACACCACGCAGTGCCGCCTGTGCGTTTGGCGATAGGTAATCTGCCTCATCCAGCAACACAACCTTGAAGTCACCAAACGGAATCATCTGCACAAAATTAACAATTTTATCACGAACATCATCCACTGAGTTTGTTCGCGATGCGTTGATTTCTAATACGTCTAAGTCGTTGACGTCTAGCTCGTTGAACAACAGTTTTGCCAGCGTTGTTTTTCCGATACCAGCATTGCCTGAAAACAGCAGATGCGGAATTGTTTGATCTTTTATCCATGTCTTTACCTGCGACTTTTGTGCTTCATCGCGAAACACATATCCGTCAATGGTTTTCGGTCTATATTTTTCTACCCAAAGTTCCTTCATCTTTCACCTAAATCTGTTTGTGATAACACCTGTGCTCTTGCCAAGATTAATTTTCTACGTTCAACACTGGCCTGAATTATTTCCTGCCTGCGTTTTTCGATTTCAGTTTGTGGCTGTTGTTCTACCACGGGCTCTGTTTGTTTGAAGCGATCAAATTCGCCATTCTGCTCCAATATGGTAGATTGTGCCCAAATTGTCCAAATGCTGGCTATAACTGTTAGTGCGTCCATTATGGTTTAACTCCTAATTCCTTGTAGGCTACTTGCACTGATTTAGCTTGATAATAGGCATCCGCCAGTGCATTGTGAAGATCGGTCTGCATGGATTTTCTGGGGTCAACACTGCACATGCCAAACAGGGTGCGACTGTCCAATACCTGCCAAAAATTGTAGGGAATAGGCTTGCCCAGGCTTCTGTACATGTCCTCAATGATGGTAAGGTCAAAACCATACCCGTGTCCCCAGATTTTGTCAGCACCCCAAATCCATTTGGTAACACGATCAAGTGCTTCTGCAACGGTGACAGCACCCGTTTGATCAAATGCTTCTTCTTTTACTTTTGAATCCTGCTTTGCCCACCAAGCTATGGTGTCATCGCTTACAGTTCTGCCTAAACGATCTTGATCTTCTATGCTGATTTTGAAATACAGTTCGGAATGGGGTTCCGCGTCTGTAAAGGGATTGAACTTAACTGCTCCTAAACTTAACACCGTGCATTGCGGACGAGTATCCAGAGTTTCTATGTCGATCATTGCGTGCGTTGTCATTGTGAGCTCCTGTGCTCTTGCCCGATTCCTGACACAATTAATGTAACATACAGCAACGGCCAAGCCCAGCCAGTAAGATGGCCGGTGATATGCAAGGTCATTAGCACAATACCTGTGGCACCTGTTGTGCTCAATCCTAGATTTTTTGTTGGAAATTTCATAAACACCTCTTAACTATGCTAGTATAAAGCATGCGGTAAGAGGTGTCAACTAATTTCTTTACATTTGGAAAAAAATTCCTCGTATTGTGGAAATGTTTTACAGAAGTTTGTGTTTCTGCGTCTGTCGTGCTCAGAAAAGAAATTATAAAAGTCTTTCATTAGCATTTTCTCTTGGACATGTTCCAAGTCAGAAGAAGCAAAGCTTATTATCCGATCCAAAGTTAAGACATTTTTTCCTGGTATGGTTTCATTTGTTTGAAATTTACTGCGAAGGTTTTTTAAATAAGGTTCACTTATTTCTTTTCCTAATCTGATTTCCATAAATTTTGGATTGCGCAAATACGGTGTGTCTATTTCTACATCGTGTATATTGCTATATTCAGACTTAAGACTCAGCTTGTAATCAAAAAGAGTATCCAGTCCTATGGTACTGAGGTTTGATACTGTACACATTGTAGAAAATGTAATCGGCCATTTAATTTCTGTTAGTAATCTTTCTAAATTTCTTTTATATAAATCAAAATCTAACCCGTGTCTTATATATTCTGCCTGATCGGGTATACCAGTATCTAGGCTGTGGAAAATAGTGAAGCTTTTTACGTTTTTCTCTATCCGATTTATTTTATCAATTAATTTTGTAATAACATCATGGTCCTGTGACAGATTTGTGTTAACACCTAGATTTAGCTCAGGAACTGGATTGTCTACTATTTGATCAAGCAACCTCCACCAGTCTTTAGATAAAAGAGGCTCCCCGCCAGTTATTCTCAAGGTATCTAGATCGTCCTTTAAATCTGGCCACCATTTCCAAAACGCATCCACATAAGGATTTTTTTCTCTGTTTAGAAGCGGCATCTTATCCTCAAAAAATATTAAGTCATTTCTAGCAGAAATAGTAGGATAACCACCTAGTTGTTTTATTTCCTGATGCCAACTACTAGAAATGTGGGGATAGCAATACGAACACTTCAGATTGCAGGTGTAATCAAAGCTAACTTCTACATAACTGGGATTAACATTTTGTGTCCATAAAGTTTCTCTGTCAGATGCAATAACATCTTCCAGATAAGGACGGCAATAAGAGTCGTTACTTTTGGTAATCCTGTCCGATATACCGCCGGTATCCTCAATGTTCCAACAGTATTGACACTCTTCTGGCCGAATACCTTTTACCATAGATTTTCTTGCTGATTTTTTTTGACTGGTATTGTGTAGTGCTGAAGGATTATCGGCAAGTTCATCTAGATTTATTTTGTGGGTCTTAGGATGGTGACAACTATGCGTTTGACCATTATGTAAATGGAGCGTTACCTGATACCATTTGGCCAAACACATTGTCGAACTTACAGTGTCTAGCTGTTTTTTAGTTTGTTCTAGGTCGTGGTGATACAATCTATCTAACGCCCCGGCGACGTCGTTCCAGTTCAGCCTGAAGTGCGGCTATGGTTTCCATGCTTTTAAGTTGCATTCTTTGATCATCGATATGTAGAAGATTGTCGTCCATCTTCTTTATTCTTTTTTCTATGTCTTGAGAGTTCAACGCTCGTAGGCGTTCCTTGTCAATGGTCATCTCCGAATTGTACTCCCTGTGGTTTCTCTGCACTAACTGCTAACACGGACTCTGCTTCCACCATGCGAACTTCTACTTCTTCGCCGTTTACATCAAGCAGAACACCTCGTGTCCATCTACCATGCTCAATAAGGATCCAGTCACCCTTGCCGTAATCGTCTGCGTTTTCTGGACCCTTGGCATATACTCGAGCCCAACGGGGATATATGCCCCTGGTGGTTCCGTCGTCATCCGCGATAATAATTCCGCTTTCGGTGGTTTGTTGTCCGAAATGCATGTCGGTGACCAGCACTCTGTTGTCGATTGGTCTTAGATCGCCCTGTATAGCATTAATGTTAATCATCTGTCACCTTTTTTGTAGAAATTGCCGTTTTCGTCTTCAATCCACTCTGGTTCCTCGTTGAACTCCTCGAACATCTCCTGCTCTGCAGGTGTAACCGCTTCAACCGGTGCCACAGACGCCGCAGGTTCCTGCTCTTTGCGCTTTGCACGACCAGAGCTTTCTTTTGCAACATTTACGTTGTAGTATTCTTTAACCCTATCCTCACGCTTTTTGATAATCTGTCCACCAGGACCGATTTCATCTCCGCGGGCATTTACACGAGCATTGCCCACCGCCGGTGTCAGCTCGTTTTTCTTTTGAAGCAAATCCATATCCACGGTCTTGCCCCTCAGTGTTCTATATTGTCTATTAGCCATGACAATCTCCTATTATGTGCGTATATTTATCGCAGGAACTCTCGCCAGTCTAGATCATATTGGATTGAATTAATTCTATGCACACCTATCAAATACAGCACATAGCTTGCCACTGAGCTTCCGCGACCTACACCCCACACAATTCCATTCTCGCGCATGTAGTCAACGAGATAGATCATATAGCGAAGCAAATTATCCATGCCTCGCACTTTAAACTGTGCAAGTTCCTCTTCAACTCTTTCTAGCTCTGCTAAATCATCACCTGCCTTGTTCATGACATAATCATAAACATTCAGTGTTTTGTATTCATCAGGCATAAACCATTCTGATTGGCACACATCGTCAAAATTCTTTTGATCTACGTCTAGCGGAATATACTTTTGCAGTGGGTCCATGCCTTGCTCTTCCATAGCGGCATTGAAACGATCTACATCGTCATTGGCATCGCACAATACCACATGGACTTTGTCCGCATGACCTGAGTAGATCATATCGATGAGGTCGCGATTGGAAAATCTAGGAATACCTAATTCATCTGTTTTCATAAGCATATCAGTATTTTAATTGATATTGATTAGGCTGTCAAGATCATTGTCGTCGTCATCCTGACTTTTTTGGTATTGAATTGCTCTACGGGTTTGTGCTTCCTGACGGTACATTTCCAAAATGGTTGCAATCTGTTGTTGCACCTGAGGATTCTGTGTCATCCAATATTTGCGCCCCAGTTCAGAAATTTTTTCTTCTACTTCTGCGTCTGATAATTTTTTGAAATCGTCTACCAAAGGATTAAACATAGTAATAATTATACGTTAAATTGATAATTGGCGAACAGAATGAATGTTTCGTCTGATTTGTCCAGTGAAGATTTCACAATATATCTGTCAATGTCAAAGTTTATGGCTTGAAAATCAAATCCATTAAAATTTATTCTGCGTATTATTTCATCGGCCATGCCTGGTTTGCAATAGCATAGAGGCACCGCGCTCACATAACCTAATTCTTGGAATCCATTTTGAGGTGTTCTCATCCACAAAGGCAGATATTCTCTGTCAGTCTGTCCCAGAGCTTGTATATTATCACGCATGTGTTCGATGCTGGATAGGTACCGTATATTGTCTTTGCTTTGGCTTACCTTGACGGCATCTGTATCTGCCTTAATGGTGTTGGCAGGTTTCGGTCTCAGTCGTTTGGTATCTGCGTCCAGTATTTCCAGCTTCACGCTTAGGTCACGCCCGTCTCTGAGTTCTACGTCAAAGTCATTGTTGTCACTGTTTACTTCTAGACTGGAGTCACGAGTTTCGATTATCAAAGTGTCCTGCTTGCCTTCAAAAACAAACTTCACAGTGTCGCGTGTGTAGATAGGAATAGCATCTCCGCCTTGACCTATTGCATTGGGATCATCGATGCTGGCATAGGCTTGCGAATCCACCGTGATCTTATTACCTGTTGTGATTTCAAAACTGCTTCTGGTTTTACCTCTGGCCGTTTCGTAGGGATCTATCACGGGTAAGTAAACTACTTCATAAATTGTATCACGTGTGCCCGGTTGTCTAGCAATGGCTTTAGTGGGTGGCCCCAATTTGAATTTCTTGCGTTTATGGTTTTTTGCTGCGGCACCTACAAATTCTTCTATGTTTTTCTTTTCAATGCCATTATACACGATCATTTCTATTGCACTGGCAACGCCAAATTCGGGATCGTTTGGCCTGTATATTGCAGTTGGCAAAAACACTTCGGGATCTCTCACAAAATTTTGGAATGCCACTCGAGTTTCAACTGGCAACATGGGTTTCGCCGTGATGTCTGTGTATTGTGTCTTGTCATCCTCTATTACAGTCAGTGTGAACTCGCGTTCTATGGCAACCAAATTAAACCTGTCTCTGGCCTGCACGGTAAAGGTATAAGTTCTTTCAGCAAACTCATCACTGTCATTGTCAGGCAATGTCGGTCGGCCAATTATGTTCCCTAGATGGCTCAAAACACATCCTTCGGGGAAATTTCCTCTAGTAACGGTGTAAAACAAGGGTTCGTTGGGCACTGTAGTTTCTGCCTGCAATTGAATAAGGCAAGGTAGATTTTTTTTGATGGTTCCAAGATCTGGATCTGTAATCCAACTTATGTTAGAATCAATTTCGCCGATTACCCGCAACTCAAAAGTTTTGGTGCTACTAGGGCGCACAACTTCGTCCGTATTTGTTATAGTAAGTCTTTCCTGGAAACTGTCGCCTCTAAACAGAGCAAGTCCAATATTCCTTCCTTGATTGAGCTGTAACGGCAGATTCTTATCAAATGTTATTTTGTCAAAAAGATCTTTTATTTTCACAACCGCGGGCGGAGAACTATCAAAAGATATTATTCCGTTGATGTACTCCTGCAATTTAGTTATGTTTTTCGTGAACGTGCTTTCCTGCATGGTAAGCCACCAACGAGTAGCTCCTTTTACTTCAATACTGTATCTATCGTAAAAAGTCTGTGGTGTAAAATTTGAACTCAAAATGTTCTGAGGCTTCTCATATGCTTCGATGATGTCATTTAAAAATTGATCAGGATCTAATCCATCCAATGATTGGCTTTGAATCTCGTAGGTCAATGACGGAATGATATCTTGCACAATTAAATCAGTATTTGTGCCAAAATTAAATGTTCTATCTAGATAAGATTCCTTATCGTCTTGGCCTAATCTGTATACATAAACATAATCTTGACCAACAGGCGCAGTTTCATAAACAACAAGGCTTATCTTAGGAGCCAAGCTGTCTTCTAGGAATATGACATCAAATTCTGGATCGGCGTTATTAACTCCCGATACCCTGTAAAAATTTCCATTTATAAATATATTTCTTCCAATAAGTTCCACAAGGTCGTTTAATCCGTCGATGTCGCCTGTGAGGTCTATTTTGGCAATTTTAAAACTCGTAGCTCCTATAAATGTATCCTCAAAGAATGTGCCGTTTATTATCACTTCGTCTAGCGACAGATCGAAACGAGTGGCATTTATAGTAAATTTATAGTTTTGTGTGATAGCTGGTTGATAAGGAATATATCCGTAAATTTCCCCGTTTACCCTGCTGAGTTCCAGTCCGGGAGGCAATCTAGACAAAGATCCGTCATCATTGACGTCTTCGAGAGTGTATAAAAGAGTGCCTTCTAAAGTGTTGTCTTCTATTACGTCTAAGAATATTGTGGTATAGTTATTAGCTCTTTTGTATCCAAGGTTTCTTGGGGTGATCCACACGGGCGATCTTATATGTGTGTTATCAGCCCTAAAAACGCCGGTGTCTGCCTCCATTATGGTATTATCTGCTCTTAGGAAATCATCTCCCACAACGTAAATTTGAAAGTCTCTGCTGACAGTGGTTACGCCGTCGGACACAACCACAGTGAAAGGATAGTATCTATTTAATTTGCGGAGATTTTGCGTTTCTTCAAAAAATCCATATCCTATGCTGTCGTAGAAGAACGTAGAGTAACCATTGGTTGATCTTAACCCATAATCCCAATTGATAAGCCCATATGGATTTGCGTCATATCCGCCCTGAGCAGTGCGTCTATCTAAACTGAGCAGAGGTTCAGTTGTGCCAACTATTCTGCCATCTGCAGTAAGCTGAAGACCAGGAGGTAATACTCCTCCATCGTTTGGTATGAAAAATTCCAACTGTTCTCCAGCAAATACATCATCGTCTTCCACTACCAATTGAAAATCTATCAACTCATTGTCTAAAACAAAAAATGTATTGTTTGGTCCTACTGGTAACAGGCCTTCATCGGTGATCCAGTTGGGTTGATCTGGTCCTGAGACAACCAACTTCAATGATCTATCATCAAAATATCCATCCAGGGTGGCTCTTATCACAAATTCAAAAACGGTGTCAGTGACTACCTCTCCCAGGTTTCCTATTATGCTATTTGCTGCTATTTTGCATCCTGGAGGCAAACTGCCGCTTATGATTTCAAGGTCAATGTCGGTATTGTTTAGGACAGGTAAGATAATATTGATTGTGGTACCTTCCACTACCTGTGCAATTTCTTGTCCGTTGTCTATATTCCATAGTTGCATTGCCATATCCTTTAATATATTTACGGTCAGTTTTTATATGGAGCCAAGATCAATTGAAAAGTCAGCTGGATTTGTAAATGTGCCCATATCGATAGCGGCCTGTAAAGCTAGGAAGTCAATAATGTTGTCAATGTCTAATGTAAAGTTTCCTAAGTCAAACTCTTTTGGATCTGTGCTTATTTGTGACGGCGACCATTTCCCGCCGTCCCATTTTAAAACATTGCCAACCATTGGATTTTTTGAATCAACATCTTGCAAACTTTTTATAGATGTTTTTAATAGATTTACTTCGCCCGTTTGTGCATTTACGATAAGGTTTTGCGATTCGTCAAAAACATTGCCATTATGATTACCGTTGAAAGTAAGTGCCTCTATAGTTCCAATGTTAGATATATCAAACCCAGCCCCGTTCAAAGGACCACCGAGGGTCGGATTAAGGTCATCCTGCAGGCTTGTATTTCCTGTGTATGTAATGTTTAGAGTATTTCCGTTGGTGATATTAGTTGAGACATTCGGTCCGCCGAAGATATTCAGGCTTGCAGTTTCATTTAAGATTACGCTACCACTGTCGCTTACTACGAGTAGACTTTTTACACCGCCGTTGGCATCTATCAAAATTCTATCATCGTTGCTGGTAAGTGTTAAGTCCTTTCCTGCAACTAATTTTTTGAACTGTAATTCGGCTCCTGCTTTTTTACTAAAGATTCCTTCACCTGTAACGCCTAAGTTCGCGGCAGTGGTACTTTCGTCGTCACGTAGATCCAGTTCTTGGAAGTTTAGATTAACCTTGCGAAATGCTTCACGAAGATCATCTCCTGTGCCGTCATTTGCAAAATTACCAATTTTAATTTCCTGCAAGCTCATGTAATGTCCTTAAAAGATAATGCTGTATATTATTGCTTTGTTTTCGGAAACCAACCTTTTCTGCACACCGTTTTCGTAGGTGAAAAATGTTCCAGTATCAAAATCATAAGCAATTCTAGCCTGATTGTCTAACAGATCACCGCTCAGTGATTCGGCGTTCACAACCAAAGCATTAACTTCGGCCCAGCGTCTATCTTCTAGGCCCAATTGCAATGTTCCGTCAGCATTGGGATAGATAGGGCCAGTGAATTCACCATTCAGTAATCCTGCTTCGTCCAAGCCGATAAATTCAATGTCTTTGCCGTTTCCTGCAACACGCAAAAACTTAAACTGATTGCCATTATAAAAGTTTAAATCATCGGTTTTTTTGAGATAGTTTGCCGGCTCTACAGTGGTGTCATCAATTTTCAGAACCGAAGTATCTATGGTACCTAAATTAGTGATGTTTTGCGAATTTATGATAGATACTTGATTGAGGTTGAGATTATCCCCAGCAGGTATTTCTTTGATTTGGTTACCGTCGTTGCTGTCAACTATCAGTGGAAATCTATCAGCCATTATTTCTTCCTATGTGTATATTTATTGAATTTCAGGATAACTTTTTCGCGCATTTAATGTTTACCTACCAATACTTCTATAACACCGCGATCGTTGGTGTCTTTTGATTCCAGTGCCTTTCCGATAATTCTTCCTGGCTTGGCATCATTGTTTACCATGGCGTGCCCGGGCACAGCACTGGTAACCAGCATGTCTCCCCTTTCTACTTTTCCTATCACCTTGCACAACAATCTACCCTGTAGCGCCACGGCTGTTACATGGTCCGCTTGCTGGTCTTTGTTCATTAGATATGCAGGATTAGATGAAACTATACCCACGACTTTGTGATCATCTTTCACTGTGCATTCTGTGATTTCTGCATCTCCTCCTATGATCACAACCGTTCCTGGATCTAGAAACTTATCTGCCGCATAGTTTTCAGCCAAGTCAGCATAATAAGCCTCCAATGCCGTGCCATTAAACAGAGTTGCATACACAGTGTTGTATTTGTTGTCACTTGCACCAATGTTGTGCGTATTATCATCATTTGGCAAAATACCTTCGGTGTTGAACGTTCCGCCGGTAAAGTTTCTTGCAAACACAGTGTTATATCTATCTGTTTCTCCACCAATGTTGTATCCTGTGAGATCTGTGTCAGCGTCTTCATCGGGTCTTACACCATTCTTGTCAAATATAAATGGACTTCTTGTAAAGTTGTTCAGCACATCTGCAACAAAAACAGCAACCTCACCTTCTTGTGTGATACCCGTGCCTGCGCCTATGCTAACTCCGCTTGAAAACGCATTCTTCTCATCAGGTGCTTCAATGAAGCTGCTGTAAATCCATCTAGACGCCAGCGATTTGCTGTTTTGGAAGCTGGTGCTGTTTTGTTTAAGCTGACTGTCAGAGGTTCCGTCAACCGAAACACCATCACCGATTAAATCAACATCTCCGCCAACCCTTATCTTGACATTAGTAGAATCTCCGCTGGCATTGAACACAGTTCCCTGTCCCGGAGTAGTAAAGGACACCGTTGTGCCGCTGACATCTAGGATTTTAAAAGATGTGTCAGGACCCACAATTAGTTTTTGGACTTGCACTGATCCATTATTGGTAGTCTTTACGATGCTATCATCCGCCCCGACAGTGGTTATGCCGGTGATATCATAGGTTTCGGCGCCTGTTCTTGTTATGGCACCTGTATCGTTGTCTGGAATATCGGTGTGGAGTAGTCCTCCGCCTACATCCACAATATTATTAAAATCAATGTGTTGAGCAGGACCCTCCGGTGGTCCGCCGTCATCGAGTCGACCTAACACTTTTCTATTTTCTAAAAATCCTAATTTCTCTAATTGTACACCATTTGAGCTAGATGTCGCTGTCTTAAGCTCGATGAAGCCGTCTGTTGCAGAAAATTCATCATCCTTAAACGCCGCTAATCCAAGATCGGTCTGATCAATTGATAAAGCATTTCCCCTTGTGCTTGCAGCTTCCATATCTAACTTGCTCTGCGCAATCGCTGCATTTGCATTTACATCTGCATTAATGATACTATTGGTTTTGTAATCAACTCGCAATGTTAAGGTGCGATCGCCTGTTGTGGCAGACCGTGACACGCTGAATTCAATATCTGACGCAGGATCGTATACACCGTTCATCCATTCGTCGTCTGGTCCGTCGACGGCAACACCTTCTGCGCCACCTGACACTGATATTGTGTCAGTGGCTGTGAGGTTAATTTCTCCACTGAGTGGAATATAAATGAGGTTAACTATGGCTCCGTTTTTATAGAAACCAGGATAGATATCATAGACCTCTCCAGTCGCACCTGTTTCCGACCCTGTAAATACATCACCTTTAGCGAACGGACCATTTTGTATGGTGCTGGCATCTATGCCGATTCTTTTGTATCCAGAAGCAACCAATAATTGTGCTTCTTGCACATCGCTCAGTGTTGTGTCGTTTAATTTTTCCAGGGCATCAGTCCTACCTATCTGATCGTCCACATAATTTTTGTTAGTGGCATCGCGCCCGTCAATGGCAAATTCGAGATTGGAAATTCTATTTAGATTTGCATCCAGATCATCGCTCAATGGCACGCTGCCGTTTGCGGCTAACACGCTTGGTCCTAGAGGATTTGGAACCAAGGTGCCGTTGATATCATATCCTATTCTTCTGTCTACGTATCCTCGAACCGCACTTTCTGTGGGGACGGAATCTGCCGCATTATCTGTCATAGAAGAGTCTGTGGAAAATTCTGTTATCGTAACACCTCTGCGGAAACCAATACCGTCAACATTTGACAGTGCGATGCTGGCTGCAAAACTTACGGTTCCTGTGCCTTGATCCACAGAGAAGAATTTACCCACCCTGAAGATACCATTTTGATCTGTGCTTACATAAAACACGCGACCTTTTCCGCGCTCTGCTACTTCTTTGGTTTGATCAGGCGATCTTGGAGCGCCGAAGATTACGCTAGGGTAATTACTGGTGTTAAAACTGCCTGTGCCTACATTCAAGAAATCATGTCCTGTAGCGCGGCAGGTACTGATATTAATAGTTATATCGCCTACAGATTCTTTGGCAATACCGCCCCTGATTGTAATTGTCTCGCCCGGTATCACAATGCTTGAAGGAAGTCCGTCACCTGTGTAATCTGTGTTAATGGTTTCTCCTGTTTCTTCTATGTCCACTAAGGCATATAAAGCTCCTGGCAAAAATGTATCTTGAGGATTACGAATTACTTGTTTTCCTGATCCGTCATCCTCGACTGCTCTATAATTAAACATATAAAACTTTTTGCCCTGCCATGTAATTATTGGTGCTTCGGATAATTTTCCATTTAGGCTTTCAGGCCTATTTGCTATAGGAGTTCTTGCATTATTGTTTAGGCGGTATACTTCATTGGTGTCTGCATTTGGCAGAACAGCTATTACTTCATCGCCCTGCGTGCCACCTTTGGTTGTCCCTCCAGACAGAGGTACTAAACCGGTAGTGTCATAGGTTTCCCCTATAGGCTCTGATCCGTAAGTTTCATTTACAATTAATCTAATATAATCAAAAGTGGCATCAATGCCTATTGCCGCTTGTCCTTCATCTAGCAGTTCACCAACACTGTCGGCGGCCTCGAATGAAATTGATCTATAAACAAATTCTGGATTTTCTTCGAATACTAAAGCTGTGCTAGGCCTAATAGTAAGCGAAGCAGAATCGCCATTGATATCGTCGATAATAAATTTGCTGTTGCGTCTAAAGTCAATGAATTGTCCCCAACCAACTGATTCAGAAAGACCTTCCGAACTGAAATCCGCATCCCCAGTAGAAAAGTTCAGTTTGTAGATTATGCCGCTATATTGCGGGGTTGCATCATCAATCAATGGTGCTCCAGACACTTCTATACCTGTTATAACTCCTTCGCCGCTGGTGGAATCATTGTTATCTACGCTGGTAATAATTATGGTGGCTCCTGTTCCTGCACCTCCCAGCTTAGGACCAGTCACAACAAACGTATCTCCCACGGTATACCCTGAACCGCCGTCTGTGATTTCTCCCACATAGCCGTTTTCTCTCGTACCGTATAAATTAAACACAGCTCCGCTACCAGATGCCGGACTGGTGTCAAACACAGAGTCATCTATGACGTTATATGAATTTACCGCGTGGCTGTTTACCCTTTCCACAGATGTAACTTGATAACGGTCTATTCTGTTTATTCCGGGATGATATAGGTCTAATTCTGCCGAATTGCTTGGCGGATCTACAAAATCATAAGCATAAACGAACAATTGTTCTGCTGGATTTTCGTAATTAGAAACATCTATATCTACTATATTTGCCGTTACCGCCGTGGATGAGCCATCTATTAGTTGCTCATTGGTTGTGAATACATTTTGTACATCAGTGAGGTAAATGTATCTTCCTTGGGTGCTCTTTACAACCACGGCGGCCGCATTGTTTTCAGGTTGTGTAATGGTCTCACCTTCCGTGACTGTGATTATTTCATCCAGTTCGATGATTATTTGAGCACTGAATGTTTTTGCCGCAACCACTAAATCCCTTTCCAAAGTTATTGTGTCTGGAACTTCGTTTGGATCTGCGCCTTCTGCAACTAGTCCAAATTCTCCGTAACAGCTTGATCCTGTGAGCGACCTGATCTCGGATCCGTTTTTAGCATAATATGAAGCATGGCAGTAGTAAGTAAACATGCTTACCATTTCAGAGAGTGCACCGTTTACGCACACCAGTCCATATCCTAGATCATTAATCTGTGTAAAATCATTGCCTAGCATGCTCCGATTGCCAGCAGTCTGAAGGGTGATATCTATAGGTGTGCCGGGTGTTGCAGAATCCAAGTCAACCCCACCTAACAATAGGTTACTGCTTCCAGTAAATCCACGCCCGTCATTGGAAGACGGATCCAGTATAAGAACAGCCGTTCCCGTAGTCTGATCATATCTGGTTACCGCATTTACTTGGAATCTCTTGCCATCTATGTAAAATGCGCAAGGTGTCTCAGGTCGTTTAAAAAATAGACCTTGGTCTGGCAAACTCTGCACTTGCAAAACAAAAGGATCCTCGGTGGCATTTGTGTCAGGGAATCCGCTTACGGGCACACCTGTGGTCAAAACTTGAACAGCACTGTTACCGCAGAACGCATCAACGAACAACCCACCTCTAAAAGCTTGCTTGTTTATGCTCTGTGAAAAACTAGAACCCGTTTGTATATAAGGAGATCGTGTTAGAATTTGTCCCTCAGGATCAAGCACGCACATAAATCCGCCTTGCGCCTGCACTGTGATATTACGTAGAATCGTGCCGTCGTTCATCAAAAACACATCAAGATCTTTGTTGTTCAAAGGTGGATTGTAGGCAGAGTCAAATGCAAACTGCATGAGCCCAACCAGATCTGAAACTGTTTCTTGTGGTAAATTAATCAAATTCCAATATCTTGCAATTTCCGCCTGATCAAAAACCAAACCGCTTTCGTGTAATGTATCTGTTTGATAAACTCTTGTGCCGGCACCGTCAGTGAAGCTAACCACATCTCCCACTCTATAGAGCTTCTGTTGAGTCCACGTTTCTGGAGTTGTGTCTCCGAAAAATAGGTCTGGTACAGGATAGGATAAACTATTACCAAACAATGTTGTCGGCTGTTGTCCTAGCAAGATATCTCTAATAATGGTGACTAAATGATCCAATGCTGTGATTAGATCCTGAATTTCCTCATTGTATTGAGGAATCAGATCAAACCATTTGCCCTGCATTTCAAGAGCAAATTCTTGTCCTCCTGCTTCTAGATCTTTAACAATAGCCTCTACTGCATCTGCAATGTGTCTTTCTCTGGCTGCTCTTGTGGGAATAGGAGAAAACCCAGAATAATTTGAGTCGAAGAATTCCACAGTCTGTTCGACAAGGAAATCTAAATTATCATTCACTGCTTGCGACTGTGTGTTCCAACCGCCTACGTTTATGAAACCTTGGCTGACATTGATATTTGAACTAGGGTCTGAAAGATAATGTCTGCCAAAATAGCCGTCGACGGTGCCAGTTAATGGATTTATGTATTCTACTCCATTTGGAACCTTGGTTACTTTGAATTCTAAATTATCTTCACCGCTGGCGCCGATATCGTCATCTAAAATAATTATTCTGTCATCCACACGGAAGTCTTCGCCTCCGCTCATTACTGTAACGGTTGCAGAACCATCGGCGGCAACCACAACCTCAAATTCTGCATTTTTGCCAAAACCATTGGTTTGGTATTCTGTGTCGGTGATTGTGTAAGTGCCTGCGGCGGATACTCTAAGTGGGTTCGCAGAAAAAACAAAAGAATCAGCGGTATCTGAAGAATCTTCACCAATACCGGAGATACTGGATTTCCCAATTACTAAATTGTCAAATTCCCTGTCTCTGTAAAAGAATAAATCTGAGTAGAAGCTTTGTGATCTTCTATCTTTAGGACGTATTATACATCTTCTGAATTCGTCGCCTTTTATAGACACATTGGCAGGCACACGAATAGGAAAATCCTCTTCATAGACTCCGCTTTCTATTCTCACCGAAATCTGTGTGTTTTTAACAATATTACCATACTCTAGTGGTTCTTCCACAATGAACTCTACCGGTGTAAGTAATTTTACTTTGGCGAGATCATGAACACTGCCGTCCGTGCGTTCTCCTGCTATTACATATTGTGTTATTTGACCTATCGCACCCGACGTTTTACCGCGAATAACCTTACCCGGTATGATGTCAATGTTATCAGGATCTGCTTGATCAACATTGGTCAATCCACCATTGCTGAGATTTATCTCATAATCCACAACTCCGTCATTGGTAGGCTCAGCTAACAAAATGCCATTGGTTATAATCGGCTTTATGGTGTTGTTGAACTTATTTCTCACAACGTTTATTGTTATGGAGTCTACGGTGAGAGATGCATTGGCAAACTGTGTAAATCGTGTCTGATATAACTGATAACCACTTTCATCTACCGCAGTATTGGTTAGGATGGCATCCGCGATAATATCTCTGGCGTGATCCAACCCTTCTAGCAATATGCGTCTAGATTCTTGAATAAAGATTTTTTCACTGTTTGGGTCGAAAAATTTGAATCCTGCTCGCTTCGACAATTGGTTTGCAAAATCACCTCGAATTATGTCCAATCCAATGCTTTCGATTACTAATTTTACATAATCCAGCATCGCCGATGCGGAAAACTCCAGTGCAGGATATTCGTTACGCACATATTCCACTGTCTCTGCGGCTATGAAATTTTTATTTTGCTCCAATAGATTCCTAGCAAATATTCTATCGGTGTCTGGGTTTTCAAATCCGCTGGTTATTACTTTTGTTTGTCCGCGACCCGCTCCAAATGTAATATCCTGGATGTATGGACCTGGTTCAGGGTCGCTCAAAATTATGAGCTCCTCTGCTTTTCTACAAGCGGCATTTACGGTCCTATAGGCATATGCTGGACTTCTGCCTTCGCTGCCAAAAGGAGTATCAGACTGAGTATCGTTGCCAGAAGGACTAACATAAAGTTGGAAATCGCTTTCTGAAGTAATTTTGTCAACATAAAGTTTTGTTGCGGCCTGTAGATCGTCGTCTCCGGATGGTGTCCCTGCACCTCTCAGAGATCCAGGATGGTCGTGCAGGGTCAATGCGCCTGTCATTGCATCGCCCTGTCTGCGCACCGCACTCTTGCGCGGCAAAGGCACAGAGTCAAGCCAGTTGCCTGCTAAATCTTCGTTGAAGTCTGCATCAACCAGTGAAAAAGGTCCAGTGCCACCGCTAAACTTTATTTTTCTAGAATTTAAGATTGCATCGTTTTGGGCAGGATGCAAGCTAACTGTGTCGGCATCTCTAACATGCAAAAAGAATTCGGTGTTGCTGTCGTAATTGACCTGTATGCCTGAACTGTCAATTGCAATAGGAAGTATGTTTTCTGATTCCAATCTCACAGCCACACCATTAAAGTCTTGAGAGAAGCCGTGATCAGAGATGGTAAAGTTTCCTGCGGCATCACCTGCACCGGTTGTCAGCGAGTCTACCGCAAAGGAATATCCTATTGTGTCTGAGGGTTCGTCCTGTAATCTTATTCCGCCGCCGACAGTGAATTTTTTCTGATAGGTTAAATCAGCAAACCTTTTGTTAATTACCAAATCGTCTATGGTAATAGGATCTTGTCCTACTTCTGTGTGTATTCTATTATAATCAATAACAGCATCTTCATCCAATCCTATATTAGCTATGGGATTGCCGCCCATATCAATAGGACCGCCTGCTTCCGGCGATTTGTCTAGATTTATGTCAATAAATTCCTGTTTTAGGATTATCTTTCCGGCTACACTGTAGTCAAAACCAATGGTATTAGGTGAACCGTCTAGATCACTGTTACTGGCAAGTTCTCTAAACTCTAAACCATCTGATGTTTGTTTTACCACAGGAATTTTGTTTTCTGAGCCAAAGTAATTTTCTGGAGTGTCACTGAGGTCATCAAATCCTATCTGACCGCCTTTACCAAATACTGCATACAGTTCTTGAAAGTTTTCGTTTACTTTCTTGAAACTTTCGCGAATACTGTCACCGGTTCCGTCGTTGCCTTCTGCTCCGATGTCGATTTCTTGTTGTGCCATTGATTAAACTCCGAATGTGTCCTCTATGTTATATTTACCGGATAATTCTATAATCTTAATGTAAATACCATATGTTCATGAAAGAATATACTGTGAAAACGGTACACACTAGAAAGAGCAAAACAGGTTGCGAACACGACTACTATCGCCACAAGACCGTGGCAGTTTTTAAGTGCGATGCCTGTAATAATATGTTTGAACGCGACAGAGGCTCGATGGATCCAAAACGCCTAAACAACAACTATTTTCATGTGTGTTCAGAGTGCGATGCGAAAAAGTTTGCGCAAAAACGAGGAGTGGAACGCAAAAAGGTATGGGACCTTTCTGCGAGTTCCGATTTACCTATCAGTAAACTTTAGTCTTCTTTCTTCCAAAGTGTCCAAGCACCATATATCACTGCAATTAGACCTGCGAACTTTGCAAGATTAGCAGCGAAGATAGCAACCAATCCCATCACAATAAGCCCTGCGCCATCCCAGGTTGTTCTTTCTCTGAGCCTACTCTTAATCCAAGATTTAACCATTTCTTGTCCCTCCTTGTAGGGTATTTATTAAATATTAGCTCCTTAAGGAGGTATATTATGTTTGGATGGTTAAAAAACCTATTCGGTGGTGACACACCAGATACACCAGAGATTGCAAAAGCACCCGTATCGGCGCCTGCAGCGTCAACGGGCAAAGTTACTGATGTAAAGGTAGACGAAAAAGCTTTCTCTAAGAAAACTGAGTCCAAAGCTCCTGCCAAAAAGGCCGCTCCAAAAAAAGCTGCACCAAAAAAGGCAGAAGCTGATCTCAGCTCGATGAACAAGCGTGATCTACTTGCTCATGCAAAAGCAAATGGTGTGAAAGCCAATGCCAGCATGAACAAAGACGCTATCATCAAAGCAATTAAGAACGGTTAATTAGATTTTTTAGATTTTCTAGTTCTGACTCACAGCGAGTTAGCTTGCGTTCAAGGACGTTTATAGCTGCTCGCTGTTTTTTTGACTGATCTTCAAGGCTTCGCACATATTCAACGGTTGGAATTTCTTTGCTGGATCCGTCCTCGGCCACCATGGTGAAACGATCGACCCCTTGGGCCCGTAGGCCTCCTGTTACGCGATTAGGATTTTTGTTTAATTCAGGCTGGCTCTTTTTGTGGCCATACATTTTGCTCAAGTAGCTCATTGTCGTCTCCTACTGCGTATTTATATAGGGCTATGCTGGCAAGGTTTTTGCCTTTGGCTTCTGTCATGATATCAGCATGTTCCCAAAACTCTAAAGCCCAATCATTGCATGCCGTGTTCCACATATAGTCAGAATGTGCACGCAGTTTTTGTTTTTTATATCCCCACTCTAAT